GGGTTAGCCCGGGCGATTAAGTCCGCCTGCTGCTCAGTACCGTATTGTTTCCGGGCGATACTCTCGAACGTATCGCCGGCTATGACGCTATACGTAGTAGACAATTTCGCGCCCCTTCGGTAGTTCCAGGATTTCCGAGCCGCTTAGATTGTTCGTCTTAATTAAAAAGTCGAGCTGGTCGTCGACGGACCCATATAGCTCTGCGACCAGATCGATAATAGTACGGCTGCGGTCCAGGACGATACTACGCTCCTGTTTCAGCGAGAACGATATCTCGACCAGGAAACCGGCGGCCAGGGCTACCGCTTCCTGCAATTGTTGGTACGAACCGCCCGTATCGATTTCGCCCAGGGATTCGAAGTTATCGTCCCGCCAGTCGGTAACGTCCGATAACTGGTTTAGGATTATTTCGGCTGAGAGTAGCGCGTCCGCTTTCGTAACAAACTGGGTATTGACCGCAGAAACCACGGAGCCGGTAACGTAGGTCGACGCGTATAGGTCGTTAGTGTGGAATTTATTAGAACTCTTCGAGTCCAGGCCCGGGGATACGACCGCCCCGTCGCCGCTGATAATCGCCGTAGCCAGATCGCCGTAGGCCGTAAGCCGGGCGCCGATGGCCGCCAACGCGCGGGCGGGGGACTGGATTAGCTGAGTAGTCTGAAACGCCAGCGTAAGGGGTTCGGAGACCAGGACATCGATACTCTGGTTAACCGAGTCGACTATCGCGTTAAACTGCGTACGTACGTCGTCCTGGACGTCGGCGATAGCCTGTAACCCGGACTGCGCGGTATCCAGTAGCGCCGAATAATCGTTTTTAAAGGTTGCCCGCTCCGTGGCGTTCCCCAGGCTAATAATATCGGCGAACTCTGCCGATACTGCCGCGTTATATTCGTCGACTGCGAACAGGACCGCGCTACCCGGGTCGGTCTGGGCGGCCGGGAAAAGCAGACCGATAGTCTCCCAGAACGTTACCTCTAAAATCGCCTGGTTCGCGGCGGTCTTAAGGTCGTCCCGGCGGGTAATTTTCCCGAACGGTACGACGTCTTTACTTCCGTATATCGGATGGTCCAGCTTACCGGTACCGCGCTCGAGCAATGCGGCGATGAACGCTTCCGCTTCGAGGTCGTAGTCGTCACCCCAGAAAATCACACGGAGGGGATAACGGCGACCGGTATGCCCTAAGTCCTGGACGAAGGTACCGTCCGCGTCGGGAAAGTCGAAACCGGTAGTTTTCTTTTCGACCGCCTCGCTAACGTTTTCGAAATCGAACGTTAACCGGTTCCCGCCCGGGGACGTATAGGCGGCTTCGCGTATCCGATCATTCCACGGCATTATTAAAACGCTCCCGATTGTTGCAATTGTAAACCGGTACCCAGTCGGCCGCCGGTAACTTCGGCTCGCCCGGTTTCGTCTTTAATAGTTACTTCTGCCGTGCTGGTCGTGCGTTGTTCTTCAATGCTACGCGCTACTCGATCCTGGGGGCTTACTACCTGGGGACCGGTTGGACCGGTGCGCTGTTCGGCTGAGTCGTCATCGCCGGAACCGAGGAAGGATTTAGCGCCCTGGACTGCGTCGAACACCCCGCCACCGATATCCGCTCCTAACTCTTTTGTAAATCCGGTAACTGAGTCTACTAGGCCTTTAACTTTAGCGATAATTGCCTTTATTTTAGCGACGCCTTCGTCGAAACACTGGACGACGTCCCCCCATAAATCCTTGAAAAACTGTTTAATAGGTTCCCAATTTTTCATAAGCAATAGCGCCCCCAAAGATAAGAGCGCAATAAGCCCAACAATACCCAGGACGATAAGCCCGATAGGGTTAGCCGCGGCTAGTAGGTTGATAACGGTTAGAACTAGCGCCACGGTCTTAAGAACCGCGACCAGGGCGAAGAACGCGACCAGGCCTTTAGCTATCCGCCCGGTCCATAGGACAATGTTTTCGAAATTGATAATAATCCCCGCCAGGGTTTCCCCGATATTGGTGGCGATAGCCTGTTCGTTAACGCGTACCCACTCAGTCATTTTATCCACGGCGTCGGATAACGGGCCGCTAGTCAAGCTGAATATTGAAATTTTGACGCCTTCGACGGCAGAGTTAAGCGAGTTTAACCGTCCCTGCAAAGTATCCCGCATAACGGACGCCATGGTCGACGACGCACCGCTCGCCCCTTCGAGCTGTTTACGGTATTCCTTTAATCGATCGGTACCCGACTTAAGCAGTATGTTAACGCCAGCGATAGGGATTTTACCGAAGATACCTTCCAGGACGCCAGAGCGGTCCGCAGTACCGAGTCCCGCGAGGCGCCCGTCCAGGTCGCCCAGAATATCGATAATATCCAGCATATCGCCGTTAGCGTCCTTCGTGGCCACACCCATGCGTCTAAGTATCTTCGCCGCTTTGGTACCTGGGGCCGACAACGATAGGAACATATTTTTAAGGGTGGTACCGGCTTTGCTGCCCTTGATACCTGCGTTCGCCAGTTCGCCAGCCAGCGCCGCGAAAGTCTCGATAGACGCGCCGGCGGTAGTCGCAACGGGGGCGCCGTCTTTGATAGTCTCGAACAAGGTTTCGACCGTCGTATTAGCGGTCGTCGTGGTCTTCGCGATAACGTCGTTAACCCGTGCCAGGTTCTTACCTAGCTGGATTACGTCCTTCGTCGCCAGGCCGAACGCGCCCAGCGTATCAGAGGCGACGTCTGTAGCGGTCGCTAAATCAACCTGGGCGGCGGTCGCTAAATCAACAACGCCAGGCAGTGCGGCGATAGACGATTCAGCATTGAAGCCGGCCATAGCCAGGAAGTTCAGCGCTTCGGCGGATTGACTCGCGGTAAATTCAGTAGTGGCGCCGGTTTTCTTAGCGGCATCTTCCAGCGCGATAAACGCTTCGGTACCCTTTCGGATTTCCCCGGGGAACTTAGCGGCGGCGGATACCAGCGTCTGTTCGAACTCCGCACCGGTACCGATAACGTTAGCCATCGCAGCGGAAGAAACGGCCAGGGCGGCGGCAACTGCAATAGCGCCACGCTTCACACCCTTGGCGAACTTATCGACGCTGCGGTTAAGTCGGGTGAAACCGCGACGCATACCCCTGGTAAATTTGCCCACCCGGTTCTGCATACGATTAACGGGAGCCGTAACGCGGTCTATCGCTTTGAAAACCGCTTCGACGCTGAAACGACCCGCCATAATCTACCCCTTTGGTTTCGTTCCGGCCTGCAGTTCGCCCCGCAAACCTTCATAAAAGAACAGTATTTCGGAGGCTTTAAGCTCCCGAACGTCTGGAAGTCCGGGATAGTCGCGGGCAATCTGTAACAGCATTTCGGTATAAACCGGCTGGAACGTATGCCCGCCATTAACGATAAAATCATCGCACCCACCGCGAACTAGCGGCGTCCGGACTACCCCAAAAAAAGCGTAGTAATCGACATACAGATTTTAAGGTCGGACATTTTCATTTTACTAAACAGCCCTGAGCTAGTCTTCGTAATGTCCCCCATAGTCGCGAACATTTTACTAATGTCGTGGCCCGCTTTTTTACGGTCCATAGCCATAAGAGAAGCGCCCGTCGGTTCGTAGAACGTAATAGCGTTCGCGTCGTTTACGCGTTGCGGGGTATAGGTCGGTTCGCCGTTTTCGTTTACGGTCAACGAGCCCAGCATTACCGCCCCGATAAACCGGTCCCGGTTTTCTTCGAAACCTTCTTTATCTTCGGCGTTCATTGCGGCAGGGTTAGCGTCCAGGTTCATCGCGTTAATGAACCGTTCGAACTCTACCCCCGCCGTGTCTTTATCGACTTTGTTTTCCATGATATTGCCCTATTTAAAAATGGTGCCACGCCCGATCCTAATAGGACCGGCAAGGGGTAGGGCTCCCGCGCGGCGTTGTTGCCCTATTTCGTTCGGTTACTGTTTGGTAAGAATACCCGGACCCATTAGGCTAATTGCCTGGGTGGCATTCTGGCTACTCGCGGGGTTTTCGCCGACGATTTGCGCGGTACCTTGGTAGGTATTGCCCGACGCATACGTAATAGCCACGGGGAAGAAGTCGTTACGGTTCGCGAGATCCTGGATAAACTCCTGATCGCCCCGGTCGTCGTCGACTTCGACGGTTAGCCCGTCAATGCCCAGAGGTACCCGCGTCTTAATCAATCGCGCGGTACCGTTGCCGTTTGC